TTTCTCACTATTTCTTAAATAAAATACAGCTTGCTCTCGATCATCCAGATGAAATGGAGCTGGTCTTTATCCCTTGGTTCCTAGTTTATGGGAGAGAGGAAGATGGCATCGGGATGACTACTGATAAGTTTACCGAATATGATCAAGAAGTTATTGTACCAGAAATGCGAAAGTATGGTTACTCTGACCAAGAGATTATCAATAAGATCGGTTGGTACCATCAGCGTGCTCTTAGAACTTCCCATATGAGATATGAGTTCCCTACTTGTATTGATGATGTGATGGCGCTTGCTACTGACCAATGTTTCTTCTCTCAGGAAAGCTTAGATGCTCAGGAAGAGAATATCGAGCCTGGCAAATGTTATCGCACAGTGACCGATAATTTGACTGGCAAAGTCGAAGCCCAAGAAACAGAGTTCTCTCCTCTTAGGATGTTCAGGGAGCCAGTTTATGGTAGAAGATATAGAATTGTGATTGACCCTATTACTGCCATGAGCGATGGCACGGACTATTATGCGATGCACGTTATGGATGTTAAAAACCACGATCAAGTGGCAGTATTCCACGAGAAAGGCCTAACAGACTCAGACTACGCAGACTATGCCGTATGTTTGGGCAAGATTTATAACAATGCTGAACTCTGCCCTGAAATCAATGTGTCATCGGGGTTTATTGCTGAGGTTAATAACAGGCACTATTATCACTGGTTCTATGCCAATGAGAAGGCAAGAAAGAACAAGGAGATAGGCCTACGGACTACGGTTGCTAACAGGAATGATATGTTGGACAAGTTGAACACTCTGGCAGAGAGGAAGATAATTAAGATACATGATGCTGAGACCTTGAAAGAGATGCGTAATTTCGTGAAGAAAGTAAAGGTTCGTAGTGACGGTAGTAAGGTTATTAAAGCTGAGGCAAAGGGCAAAACGCACGATGATTTAGTGATGGCTCTTGCTATTTATGCAGGCAGTTTGAATCAGGCGCAATTAGAACAACGTAAGAAATCAGGGTTCAGTTTAGCGTGGTAATGGAAAATATAGGGTAAAATAAAATTATGGATAATGATAATAAAATAACTGGCAACTATGTCGACTTCAATAACAAATGGAGTTACCCGCTCCAGTGGTTGAGAGAATCGATTTTTGCTAGAGCTGCTTATAGAGATTTACTTTTTAGGACGGCGCTTGCTAAGGAAGGCTTGCCATCTAAGAACCTGTATCAAGAAAAAATGACAAGTAATGTCAGAAATATCAACGATGTTGAGAAGCGTAAGAAATTCCTGAATATGTGTGCTGGGCTTCCAGTAGGTCGTTCCTTTGCTCTCGCCAATGCTGTTGACAACCGTGCTAATCAGTTAGCTGGTGGCGTTGATTCTTATGAGTGTGAAGTTAATGACCCATACATGGTTATTGATGATAAGACCGAGGACAGGCTTGCTGCTAAATGTGCTCAGGACTATGCTGAGAGTGGTGTTAAATACATGGCCTCTCAATTCTCTGATGACCTTACCTGGACTGGTATGGTTGCTGTATTGGTGAAATACTGCCCAGAAACTGAGACTAACACCGTATATCGCGTCAACCCAAAGAATACCTGGTTTGATACTAAGTACTCCTCTCTCGGGAAAGAACGTTTCCGTGGTTACTCTACGATGATTTCCTTCGACACCCTTGTTAAGATGATTGATCACGATGGTGATGAAATTAACCCTAACCTAGAGGCTCCTGACCGTACCATCTTTAACAAGAAGGGGAAAGTAGATAAGAATGCCAAATATGCTAACCATCATATTGATACTGTGAATGGTCTTCGTATTTATGTTGAAGATATCAATAAACTTGCTCAGTCTACTGCCCTTGCTGGCAATATCGAAGAAGAGTTTGGTGAGTATATCCACGACTTACATAGTTGCTATAACCTAGGCTGGTATCGTACTTATGCGAACGATCCTAAGGCTCGCACAGAGAGCGGCTATAATGGTGATGATGTTGAACTAACTGTCATCTATGATTTGGCTCGTAAAATTGAGTTCAAGATTATCAACCGCCGTTATGTTATTTCTGCCAACTCTAAAGCCTTCCGTAGGACTATTCCTTATGAGATTATCAACCCAGTCACTCAGACTATCAAGATTACCCAAGAAGAGTACTGCCTTAACTGTCCACTTATCTTCAAGTTTGAGAAACGGAACCTAGATTTGAAACCTTATCCAGTTGCTCCAGTATTTCCTCTACTAGACGAACACGATGAGCTTTGTTCTCTTATCGCTAAGAGAAAGCATGTCACTGATATTCTATCTATTCTTCGCATCGTGGCTAACTCTGCTGATGCTGAGAGCCTTGGTGACACTCTTAATATTATGGGTGTTATCCTTGATGATATCCAGGGTGATATTCAGGCTGTCAACCTCGCTGGTCAATACAACTATGAGCCACTTGATGCTGAGATTAACCGTCTCGAGAATGAGATTAAGACTCGCCTTAAAGGCTATGACGATTTCGATGCTATGCAGGCAATGGGCGACCGTGCATCTGCTGCCGAGTCTGGTATGGCTACTGGTGCCATTGCACAGGGTCTATCTACCCTACAACAGACTGTAATGGGTCTTTATGGAGAGATTGCCCGTCAGATGATTGGCAACTATGTCACTTATTCTCCACACGGCAATTTCCGTGTTTGGAATGGTGGTGACTACTCGTCTCTAACTATCCAAGAGATGGCTCGCCTTGCTATCGTTGATGTGAAACCTAAACTAGCCAAGAAAGTCCAAGAGCGTGCTATCGCAACTAATGCTCTCGCTATGGTTGGCAATCTCGGTAGTTCTGGCTTGATTAACCAGGAAGGTATCGCTTACTTGATGGAGCAAGCTTTGTTTGGTCAGATGCCTCGTGGTCTCGCTGCTAAGTTCGTGAATAAACCAGATGTAACTCCAGAAACTGTCCAAGCAAATGCACAGCAGGCTCAGAATATGGCAATGGCTCTCCAGCAGAACCAACAGGCTTACGAGCAGAACCCAACTGCCTATGAAGCCCTTGATGTTACACAGTCTATGAGCCCAGACCAGGTTGATGAGGTTATCGCTCAATATGCTACGCAGCAGGGTGTTGAATCTGCACCACAGCAAGACATGGCACCTACTTCTACCGTAGATGAAGAACTAGCTGAAGATGTTACAGCTGGCAGAATCGGTCTTACTGATACAACTGATGTAGAGACAGGTTTGTCAGTAGATGGCGTAGGCTCAGAAGCAGCAGGTATGTTTGCCAACGGCAACGACTTGATGTAGAATTAGAGTATGGTAAAGAAAGTTAATGTTGAAGAAGCGCTATTAAAGCAATACTCCGATAAAGAGCTAATTCATTATATTGTCGGTGAAATGAACCGAGCATACGAGTTTGGCTCCAAGGAGGAGGCTAATGATTTATCCATGCTAACATATCGTATGGCTAGAGTCGGCAGCTGTATCGATTTATTAGAGGCTGTCGATAAAAGAATGAACGGTGGTAAAGATACTAACATTGTGCTATAATGTAGGCACTAACATTAAAAGGAGGAATAAGTATGAGTGAACAAGCCCCTGCTGCTCCAGCTCCAGAAGCTGCACCAGCCGAGCCTAGCACCCCTGCTACACCTGCCCCAGAGGCTGCTCCAGCCCCTGCACCTGAGCAACCTGCCCAGCCTGCAGAGACTGCCCCAGCTGAAGGCGCAACACCTAACAAACCTTATTTCAGCGATGAGCAATTAGCTGAGATGCAGAAATTCATTGAAAACAACGGTGGATATGATTCTGCCTGGAAGAAAATGAAAGCTGGTATCTCTGCTCCACAGCAGAAGGCTCCAGAACAGCCTTCCCAGCCACAGCCTGCTCAGCAACCAGTCCAACGGCCAGAAGCCCCTCAGAACGGCTCTCAGGCTCCAAAACCAGGTACTTATAGCTTGGAAGAACTAGCAGCCCAGCAATACTTTGATAGACTTGCTGGTGAAGAGAAATATGCTAGCATCGCAGACGAGATTCGCCAGGGTAAAGTATTACAAGGTCTTAAAGACTTTAATATCAACCCTATTACCGATGGTCGCGTCAATGATGCTGACATTCGCCGTTATCTCGACCTGTATGCTGCATCTAAACCTGCTACGCCAACATCTGTAGAGCCTACAACTTCAGCAGTTGATTATGTCACTACTGCGACCGAAGGCAAGGTCACTTCTATGGAAGAGGCTAACAAGATTCAGATGCAGAGCCTACAGCTACAAGCTGCTGGACAGCCACCACATCCATTGGAACAGGCTGCCAAAGATTTCGTTAAGGCACATTATTCACAAAAGAAGAAATAGATGCTATAATGGATATGCAGGACGGGTTTATTGATTTCCTTTCTTACCCTGTCCTGCTAAGACACCTTTACCTTCCTAAGTGTTAATAATGTACACCAAGAAAGCCCTTCGGGGCTTTTTTGGTGTGGTTATCTAGTTAATGTTATACAATTAAGGTATGAAAACTTGTAAAAAAGATGGATTTGTATTTAGAAAAACTGTCATCCCAGCAGCTCTTGGGGATGATATCACAGGGCAGGACATACCTGCTAATGGGGCATATACAAATGCCTTAGTACAATATGAAGCTAATGATGCTCTCTATATCTATGATTCTTATGGTGTTTACACTCTATTAAGAGAGGGTAAGTAATGGCTTGTGATAATGGAATATATTTTAAGCGAGACGAGATATTTAGTATCTGTCATTATGGCTTCGTCCCATACCATAGGGTAGGAGAGGAGTGTGATGAGTAACATCAAGAAGAAATGGGATGGTCTAGATAAGAATGTCCAAAAATGGGCAACGCGTCTAGGGGCTATTGCTACTATCGTTGGTATCTTAGCCACTGGTGGCGGTTGGATTGTCTCGCAACTAGATAACGCTGTCGCTACTCGAATCGAAAACCAAACTGTTGCTGTCCAGCAAGAAGTTCAGAAATTATCTGATAAGGTAGACGCGCAGGAGGGGCAACAAGATTTACAGTTGACTCGTTTAGAGCTGATGGCCTTGATGAATAATAACCCATATAATATTGTCGAGATTGAGAAGGTGGCAAGACATTACTTCCATGATCTTGGCGGAGATTGGTATATGTCTGAGCTTTATTCGAATTGGGCAAAAACATATGGTGGTAATCCAGAAATTGTGGTAAAATAGAATTGCCGTTGCTTCATAAACGCAAAAACACCCTTTCTCGGGGTGTTTTTGTCTGGGTATTAGCGATTTATGTGTTATAACATAATTAAGCACTCTGTTGTGATATTGACTGCTGGAGGCGACCCCTGAGTGAGCTAACACCCCGAGGCAACGCTATAAAGTAGCCC